GAAGATAAGAACACAGGGGCTAAGCGCTCAAAGATTACGGTTACAGCATGGAGCGTAGGTGCAGACCTCAAGCGCCATACCTATCATGTGCCAGTAGTTGAGCGCTCAGATGCCTCATTCAATCCAACAAGCCCAGTAGCCGAGTTCGACCCATGGAGCAAGCCTCTTTCAGATGTAGCACCTTTCTAACCCATGTTGTATGCTAGGGGTTGAAAATACTCTGAAGGGGGTAGGAAATGGCGTGGACTGATTACTTCGTATCCAGCATTGCTGGGTCAAAGGTAGTTGTATCTGCACTAGGTAAGCCGTATGTTTCTCATGAGATTGCTCTACGCGAGTATGTCGAAATTGAAATGACCGAGCAGACTTATGAACTTCCATTCAAAATCGTTTTCCGTTCATTCGACGCACTTGGCGGAGAGTTAGAAAACAGAATTTATGGATTCGCTGGTACAAAAGACATGGCTCGTAAACTTGCCATTGAAGTCGCTAACTTGCGTTTGAATTCTCGCGAGTTCGTTCTTGATGGAGAATAAAGCCTAAATTCGCATAGCGCTATAATCGCTAGGTGTATAACGACTTCCTACCCAATGATGGCGTTATTTCTGTTCTCAGCAGTTTTGCCATTCAGTCCCATGAATTATTCTTGGAGTTGAAAAGGGCAGGATTTGATGAAGAGCAAGCGATTAAAATTGTTGTCGGATTAGCGCACAAAGAGTAGGCGAGAGGCACACATGGCAGAAAGACCTGACCTACAGGAGTTTGGCTCAACGGGATTACGCCGTTCGGGTGGAACAGTTTATGAAGAATTCCTTGTCAATCTTAGAGGCATCCGTGGTGCAAAGACATACCGCGAGATGGCAGATAACGACCCAACAATCGGGTCAATGCTTTACGCAATTGAAAAGGTTATTACTCGTCTTGAATGGCGTGTAGACCCTTTCAGCGATGATTCAAAAGATGGCGATGTAAAGCCTGAAGATAAAGAAGCAGCGGTATTTATTGAATCGTGTATGCACGACATGTCCGATTCATGGGATTCAACGCTCTCACAAATTCTTTCAATGCTAGTTTTCGGATTCTCTTATCACGAAATTGTTTACAAAGTCCGTAAGGGCGATGGCAATGACCCAAAGCGCCGTTCAAAGCATAACGATGGAAAAATTGGTTGGCGTAAATTACCTATCCGCGCACAGGAAACTTTGTTCCGTTGGGAAATTGATGCAGATGGTGGAATTCAAGCCATGGTGCAAGTGGACCCATCAACGGGCGGAATACATACAATTCCAATTGATAAGTCTTTACTTTTCCGTACAGTAACAACAAAGAATAATCCTGAAGGTCGTTCAATTCTTCGTAATGCTTACCGCGCTTGGTTTTTCAAGCGTCGCATTGAAGAAATTGAAGCAATCGGTATTGAGCGCGACTTGGCAGGTTTGCCAGTTGCCTACCTACCGCCTGAATATCTTTCTTCATCTGCATCAGCCGAACAACAGGCAGTATTAGCATCAATTCAAAGCATTGTTACATCTATCAAGCGCAATGAGCAAGAAGGCATTGTTATGCCAGCGATGTACGACGATGCTGGACATAAGATGTTTGACTTGCAGTTGCTCTCATCAGGTGGTTCTCGTCAGTTCGATACAGACAAGATTATCAATCGCTATGACCAGCGCATGGCAATGTCAATCCTTTCAGACTTTATTCTTCTCGGCTCAGACAGAGTTGGCTCATATGCTCTCGGCGCATCCAAGATGGATTTATGGTCAATGTCAGTTGATGCAATTGCTAAAAACATTGCAGAGGTAATGAATCAGTACGCCATTCCTCGCTTGATGAAATTAAACGGAATGGATGTCTCTCGCGCTCCTTACTTAACATACGGTGAAGTAAGCCATGTTGATTTGACTGAGATTTCAGACTTCGTAACTAAGTTGGCTCAGGCTGGTGTTCTTATGCCTGACCCTAAGTTGGAAGATTATCTTCGTGAGTTGGCAGGTCTACCTCCAGCAGAACACGATGGAGCAAACTTCGGTATGCCTCCTATGCCTGAAGGGGCAGATACGGCTGGATTCGACGCACCTCCATCATTGGAAGAAGGATTAGAGATTCCTGAAGGAGCAGAACCGCTAGACGGCGATGTGGATTAAAAATGCCTCTAATCTTTGGCGGAGACGGGAAGCGTCGTATTCCATTAACAGCGGAGGAACAGGCATTAGCCCGCGTTCTCTACGATGCTATTCGTAAATCAACAAACGCAATCAAGGTTGAAGAATTAGCACGAATTATTCAACGCCTCGACCCTGATTCTTTGAACCGCTTGCTTAATGCAATTACTGTTGCGGGAAACCGAAAACAGATTGAAGATGCGTTAATGACATCTATTGACATTGGTGGTCAAGAGGCTGTTCAACAGATTCAATCTATTGCTCCAAAGTTAGCCTTACCTGCATTTCTCCCAAAGCCTGTAAAGATTACAAACAAGGCTCCTATGGCTAACATGGATTTTACAAAAGTACCTGTATGGGCAAGCCCTACGCCTCCTCCAGTTACATTCTCATTGTCCTTTAATAAGACAAACCCAAACTCTCTAGCCTTTGCATCTAAAAGAGCAGGGCAGTTAATTGTTAGCATTGATGAATTAACACGCATTGCAATTCGCAGAATTATTATTGATTCATTCAATGAGCAGTTGGATTATCGAGTAACAGCCCGCCGTATTAAAAACATTATTGGGCTACATCCACAATGGGCAGAGGCAGTAACAAAGTTTGAAAAGCGTGAGTTAGAGCGTTTGATTAAAAGCGGAATGAAAGAGGCGAAAGCCCGTCAAACATCTGCTGCATCTGCATCTAAATACGCTGACCGCCTACGCGGTGCAAGAGCCACCATGATTGCTCGCACCGAGATTCAGATTGCACAAAACGAAGGGCGCTACGAGGGTTGGAAGCAAGCCGATGAAGCGGGCTACATAGACCCAAGCGCTTTGAAGATGTGGGTAACAGCCAAAGATGAGCGCACATGCGATGTTTGCGCCCCGCTTGATGGTGAGATGGTTCCTTGGAATGGTGTGTTCTCTATCGGGCTTGAGGCGCCTATTGTGCATCCTAATTGCCGTTGCGCGATGGTGATGGTTCCACCTGACAGGGGAACAAAGTGAGTCTAGTAATTAAATTTGAAGCAGGGCTTCGTCCAGTAATTAAACATCAACAAGGATTGCATGACCAACGCACACACGGTTCATGGGCAGGTGGCGGTGGCGCTGGAGTAGATATTACTGATGCACTCGATGAAGTATTTTTTAATCGTAAATTAAATATCGAGCCTAGCAGAATCTTTCCTTCACAGCCTGACATCCCAATTCGAGCCGAAATTGAACGAGCAGGATTAAATAAAGAAACAGTTGATTTGATTGATAAGATGTCTGAAGCGCAGGTTGCAAGCGGGCAAGCATACGGAGACAATGCTCTCAAGATTATTGCTGAGCGCCAAGGTTTTACAGGTAAACCTAAGACAGTCAAAACGCTCTCTGATTTAGAAGAAATGCAAAGCGAAAACGGTGGAATTTTAGTCTATCGTGGTATCGCAAACTACTCTGCCGAAAAAACCGAGAAGGTTACATATTCAGCCGAGCAAGCGCTAACTGATTTTAGGGAGGGCGAATACTTTGGCGGTTGGGGCGTTTTCGGAAATGGAACTTACGCAACATCAAATTACAATGAGGCTGATAATTACAAAAACTTTTTTGACATTGAAAATGGAAAAGTCGGTAAAGGCAAGATGATGGCAATGCTTATCCCTAAAGGTGCTAAGGCTCCAAGCGAGGACATAGTTAAATTAGTAGTCAAACAGATGGTTTATGGAGGAGAACCTAATCATCGGAATAACATCGGCAGAAGGCTTGCCTCCATGGGTTATCAGTATTACGATGCTAGTTATGTTCAAGATGACAAAGTGGGAACTTATGTAATCCTTGATAGGTCAATGCTTACAGTTGCAGAGAAGGAGGTTAATCCGTAATGCTAACCCCAATGCAATCACAGCGCTACGCTCAGTTGGTAAATAACTTTAACGAAAAAGAATTTTATGCCTACTATGCACATTTAAGCGAGGGTGGCAGAGTAGAAGATTTCTTTGAGAAGATGGAAAAGCATGGCGAGCATGACCAAAAGACCCACGGAAATTGGGCTTCAGGTAATTATGAGAATCTTGCCGATTGGTTCAAAGATGAAGTAAAAGTCTTTGCATCCGAAACAGATAAAGAAGTTTATTTCATGGAGAAGTTATTTAGCCAACGCCTTAAAGGTTTCACCGAGTTGGCTCATCCTGAGTTTTCGGGAGCAATCAGTTTCTATGAAAGTCGTGGCGGTTACGACATGAATGAGGCTTTGCGCGACCCTCAGATAAGTGAAGATGGCTATAAATCAAACATTGATTTACTTGATAAAGCAATAGAGACCGCTCCCGCATTAAGTGAAGAGTTAATTGCTTATCGAGGAGTTAAAGGCAACGGATTAAAGTTTTTTGAAAATCTTAAAGTTGGAGATACCTATGAGGACAAGGGCTACACATCAACAACAATTGATGCAGGAGTTGCTCAACAATTCGGCGGTTCTCAGCCTTATTACGATGGATTAGTTTTCCGTATGGCATTACCCGCTGGCACAAAAGGAATCTTCCCTGCGGGCTATCACGAACCTATGTATGGATGGACGCCATCCACGACTGAGGCTGAGTTCTTGTTACCAAGAGAGAGTAAA